CCCCTTTTTGATGTGTCTGTCATAAAATGACAGATTTAATAATGACAGATTTTAATAAATAATGACAGATATTATATTGTTTAATATACAATTTTGATTAGTATAATACTGTTTTATAATTTATCGTCTAAATTAATTTGTTCGGTTGGCATGGGCGATAATTGATCGTCTTCTTTAGCGTCCTTCACATTCTCAACCTTCTTTTCTTTCTTTTCATCCTTTTTCTCTTGAATAGACTCTTTTAATGTTTTCATTTCTTCTTCGCTGGGCGGTCGTCTTTCACACTTGAAAAAATAACATAGATTAACTTTACAATGACATTTTGACATCCAAATAACTTGCAATAATCCAGCAACAGCACCAAGAACTAATACCACAGCCCCGGCCGCTTGGTCAACTGAAAAATCCTGAAGTCTCCCTTCTTCACTCATTTTTTTTTGTATATCATGTAAAATATATTTTATTTATGATATGAATTTAATTTATTCTTTAGTTCATATGGACCCGACACCCAATGATTTAAAAATCAAACCAATAGACAATGTGAATCATTCACTTATTGCTATAAAAAATAAAATAGATAAAATCAACGTCGATATGGTCTGTATCAAAGCTGATTTAGATTTCATTAAGCAGGCATTACTGGTTAAGAAAGATAAACCAACTCCTGTGAGAGGTGGATGGATCTTCTCCTAAATTACATCTATTAACAAAGTGTCACTTAATGACCCTTTTCACTACTTTTACAAGTAAAAGTACTAAAAGTGTCACTTTTAGTCAAAAAATATTTTATTCATGAAATATATTTATAAACCTTGTAAGGATATTATAAATATTGACAAAAAGTGACCCTTTTGACCCTTTTGACCCTTTTGACCCTTTATATTTAGATTATTGTGTTGGTTTATAACTTTTAAAAGAATTTAATAGAAAAGTTTAGTCAGAATAATTATCTAAGTCCAAATATATAATGAGTTTTATACCAGAGATAAATATGAGTTTCGTCCCATCCGATAATGAATCTGAGGAAGAAGAGGAAATTATGAACCTAGACCCACCCGAAGGAGTTACAGACGTTAAGGACGTAGTAAATTCACTTGTTCAAGTAGATAAAGAGGTAAATATCGAAACAGGTGAAGAAGACCCTCAATTCATGTATGAAGATGAGGATAAAATAGTTACATTAAAATTAGCAGAAAAAGACTTAACTATGAATGATATCTTTCAAGACGCGACAACGCAGCCCCGACTCACAAAGAAGGGGAAACCATTTAAGAAACGTCCACCGCTATCTGATGCACATAAAGAGAAACTGAAAGCGGCACGAGTGAAAGCCATCGAAGTTAGACGACAAATGGCCGCGGAGAAGAAGGAAGCGAAGGACCTAGAATCAACAGAGAAGGATTTATTGAAGAAACAAAGGGTAAGAAAGGTACAGAAATTAAAGGAAGAAGTTGATAATGATCCACCTCAAGAAACTCAACCTTCTCAACCTTCTCAACCATCTCAAGCATCTCAACCATCTCAAACATCTCAACCCGTTGATGTTGAGAAAGCGGTCATAGAAGGAATCACTAAATATGAATTGATTCGGAAGCTTCGCAAAAAGGAGAAGCGTGAACAAGAGGCGAGGGAAAAAGAAGAAAATTTAGTGAGAGATACATTAAGACGAGCGGTTACCCCAACACCGAAGGTGTGGAATCCCTATTCTGGATGTTATTAATTTTCGTAAGTTTAAATCTAAATTTAAAATAATAAGTATCTATATATACAAATGGAAGGAAATGCTCCGAAAGTTTTACCAATCAAAGAAGATGAAGACGATAAACCAAAACTCCATCATCCGTATTTACCGGAAGTCGGTGTCGGTCAAAAAGGTAAAGGGTCATGCCTTCTCCTTCTAAGCCCGAGACAAACCGGAAAATCGACAGTAATTTCAAATATGTTGTTAAATGATAAATTTTATGGACCTTCATTTTTTGATGAAACATATATCATCTCACCTACAATCAATTTGGATAGGTCATCGAGATTCTTGAAAAAGAAATTCGTTTGTTTTGATCAATATCATCCTGATATTATCAAAGGAATTCTTGAGACTCAGATGAGTTTTAGTGACGATGAAAGACCCGAGATAGCGATATTTTTAGATGATTGTGTTGGTATCATGGACAAAGAAATAGCGAATCTCGCTACTCGGTCGAGGCATTATAATATCAAATTATTAGCCGTATCAAGTCAAAAATTCAGAGGTGCGTTAGACCCAGTTCTGAGAGCAAATGTCACTGATATCATTGTTGGTTCACCTTTTCCTAATATGAGAGACCTTACTGCTGTAGCAGAAGAATACGGCGACCAGTACGGAGGAGCCGACAACTGGATGAAACTCTATAAAGAAGCGACGTCAAACAAATATGATTTCGCTTACATGAAATTGTCAAATCCTCCCAGAATGTTTCACAATTTTGAAAAAGAGTTAATAGTTTCTAAAGTAAGGTGAAACCGAAGAAGGAATAAAATTTTTTTCTTAAATTATTTTTTATATATATCATTATTTATAAATGGATTTATACGGATATAACGCTGGAACCTCAACCTCGAATGAGGCTCGTAGTAGAGTCGCACAGGGTAATTTAGCAGTTTTACAATTTAACAAAGGATTAGACGCTCAGGTGGATACTCTTAAATTGGAGCAGAAAGGATTAGCTGAACAAAATTTAACCGATACCGGACAGAAATTAGGCGCAACCGCAACAAATGCTATTGCTAAATTTGGTCTAAGAAGTAAAGGCGCTAAATCCGCGGCTCAGGCTGCCAAAGTATCTCTAACTGCTTCCAAAGCGGCATCAGCAGCATCTGCTCCGGCAGCGGCGGCAGCAAGAGCAGTGGACGCCACAGCAGTAAGAGCAGGTGAATCTTCTATAGAAACTTCAGCAATTGGTAGGGCGAATCTTGACGCGGCGGAAGTTGCTGGAGAAAGATTAGTTCCAAAAATAGCTGAAGAAGGTGCTGGTGTCACTCTTGGTAAAATAGCTGGTGTTGCCGGAAAAGGTTTAGGAGTTTTAGGTGGTGTAGCGACATTAGGAATCGAGGGATATAAATTAGCGGAAAGTTCCACTAAATTTAAAGATGAAAATTGGGAACAACAGGTTGGACAAATTGCATCTGTTGCTGGTGGGGCTCTTCAAATTGTAGGTGCTCTAACCGCATGGACTGGATTTGGTCTGGGTGTAGAGGCCGCTGGAACTGCTCTCGCTCTGGGTGGTGCTGCGGCGGAAGAAGTAGGAGATGAAAGGGAAGCATCTAAGACGGACCCTGAGGCTGTCGAAGATGTCACATCACAGAAAAGAACAACGGCGGTTGCTCAATCAAGTGGTGTTGAAGTTTCACGATCAAATTAATTATTTTGATTATTTTTATTTTTTTTATTAAGTTTATTTTAAAATATTTCATTCATTATAAAATGAGTTCTTATTGGCGCAACGATGAAAAAATCCCGATGAAACAGACCCAAACCGCAATCCCATCCACGAATGGCCTTAGTTATTCAGGTACAGCGGGTCAAGGTGGCAAACGCGTTGATTTCGAAGTCCCTCAGAATATTAAGTTCATGGATGGTAAAAATTCGTATTTAAATTTCGATGTTAAATTAAGTCCCGATGTTGCGGTTGGAGTAACTCGCCTCTCTCTTGATCCATTTATTGGTGGTCAGAGTTTAATCAAAAATATTCGTATTTACAGTGGAAATCGTGGCGTTCTTCTTGAATCGATTGAGGACTATGACGCCAAAGTCTCTCTAGAATATTCATATGATCAAGATGAAAGTATCCGGAAAATGCGAGCTCTTAAGGAAGGTTCTTTAGTTGAGACCCCCCTGAGTCGCGGGACGGCAGGTACTTCGGTTTCGAACAATATTGATATTTCTACCAATCCGTATTTTGTTCAGGAATTACAACCGGCGGGACGTGATTATGACGCAACTGATTTCACTACCGCAAAAGTGTCTCTCCCTCTTCACACTGGTATTTTTGCAGATTCTGAGAAAATTTTCCCGTGTATGCTTACGGGTGGTCTATATGTTGAAATTGATCTTCAGGATTGTGCTCGGTGTGTTGTTCAGTTAGATTCGGTGAATCGTCACAGGCGAATGAAACAGAACCCGCTCATTCGCGGTTCCGATGTAGATGGAGGGGCATTCGCCATCGGAGCCACTGACTTTACCGAGATTTTCCTCGCATTAGATAATAACATGACGGCGGCAGATGTGTGTCCATTTGTGAAGGGTGAAAAAATTGGAATCTGCTCGGCTACTGACCCGACTGCTCAGCCTTCTCTCACCATAAACGGTGGGACGGCAGACCAAGGTTTCCCTACAGTTGTGAGTGTCACGACCGAAAACAATGCTGCTGATGTCGCATTCGTTAAGATAACCACGACTGCCTTCCGAAACAGTGCGGTAGGTACAGGTGTTGCTATTACCACCGATGCTTTCATCCTTTATTCGGCTGCCCTTGACCGTGAGCGTGTCCAATACGGTGACCGCACCGTAAACCTGATACCGGCTATCACGGCATACTCGGCGTCTTACACCGTATCAAACCTCGAACTTGTCGTTCAGCAGGTTGAGCTTGATTCGAGATATGAAGCAGGTATGGTTTCCAAGATGAAAGAAGGTGGTGTCATTGAGATGGATATTCTATCGGCTACCAATTACAAACATTCGGTTCTTTCGTCCAATCGTAATGCCACGCTCAATCTGCCTCTATCGAATACTCGTGCTAAATCTATATTTGCTATCCCGACGGATGCGACATCCTACAACGTTCCTCAGCGTATTGCTGGGTTATCCGCAACATATGATGAAGAGCGTCTCGCCATGGATGGACGCCTAAACAGTATTCGCTCCGGTAAGGTCGGTTGCATAGATAAATTGACATCGTATCAGTGGCTAATAGATGATAAATTAACGCCCCAGCGTCCTATCGACGTATCAAAAATTAATGGTGCTAAATCTATCTCAGCTCAGCCACTGATTGAACTAGAAAAATCATTAAATCAGGCGAAAATTGTTGCTCGGTCTTTCTGTGATTTCAATCGTAATTTTGTTGTATCGCGGGCATATGCCCTCAACGATGGTGTGATGGACCTTAACAACAAGAGTAACCAGCTCCAGTTAGTATACAATGAACGCACTGTAGCAGGTGTAGATGAACCCCCGACAAAAGACAAGCTGTTCCTATGCTTTGTTTACCATCTTCGACGGATTTCGATTAAGGGTGATTCGGTGAGTGTAACTCTCTAATTGAATAAATTGAGCGATATTTTCTATTTGTTTTTTTAAAAAATATTATATTAAAATTTTTATATAAAGTCATATTATAAAAATATGTCCGGCTCTAAGTACCTCACCTTAAATGCGAATAATTTGCCAGCCTCGGGCAGAGCATCCTCTGCTCGTGGTAACCCGATCCTCACCTTCACTGTAGGTCGCCAGATGGCGGACCTTGATATGTCATCCCTTCGTCTAAGTGGTGGACTAGATATCTGGCGAACTGCTGCTGGCAAGGCTGGTGGTCTTCGCCCGACTGCTGCGGCGGCTTCGGAACTGATGGCATCCCAGAAACTTGGAATTTACGGAGTTATCGACCAGTTAGTTTTTCGTCACGCAGAGACCAAACAGGTAGCGGAACACATTCGCCATTACCAGCGTTTCATGTCTTCTTACCTTCCGGTAATGGCTGGTAGTCAGGACCAAATCGGTCATCTATCTGAATCGGCTCTCATTATGCCGAACTATTCGGCTTTCCAGCAGGGTGTCATTCGCAATACTGCGACGTCGGATTGGTGTATCCCGATGCCGGCAGGTATGACCCTTGGTGGTGAACGGTTACCGCTTGATATGTTTCCTTTAGAAATTGAGATTCATTTAAGTCCCGACAGTCAGTTTTTTTATTCTGACGATGGAACGACTGGAAATATTGCTGATTGTTTCTATGAACTATCTGATCTTCAGCTTACTTGTGAAGTTGTGCCGAAGGAAAGTTCGTCTGCTAAGGAGGGAGCATTCTCATTCAACTCTATCACGTCTTATTTCTCGACCCTCGAATCTACTAATTCTATTATCAACTACAACCTTGGTCTATCTAAGGTTCTGTCCGCATTCACGAATTTCGTCCCTTCGTCATTTGTTAACAACCTTGCTCAGGATGGTTCTCTCACTTACATGCCTTCTCAACTAGATGGAACTCTTGCAGATATTGATAGTATTTCGTTCCTCAGAAATGGTGAGCGTTTTCCCTATCATTTTGAGGTTGATACTAATCATAAAGAAGCGCCTGCGACGAGCGTCGTGGATAGTCAGTTGATGAAATCATTCCTTGGTTCTATTGTCCCTGAGAGCATTCATAACCGTACATCTATCGGTCCTGTAAATTCCAATCGCAATTATCTTGTATCAGACAGTGTTACTGCTGGCTATCGTATTGTTCCGGATGGTGGGGCGTCATACGGTGTTGGAGTCCTTTATGATCTTCTTGACTCGGAGGGTGTTGATTTCCGTAATGCTCAGTTTTCGATTCAGATGGTCAACGGCCTCGCTGACGGTAACCCTGTAAGCGCCTATCTGTTTATCAAATCAAAGGTGACCGTCGCTTACAATGAAATGGGAGTTGAGGTCATCATGTAAATGATAGAATCTCTAATTTGAAATTATTTTCTAAACGCTGAATTATTTTATTTAAATTTTATTTTATTATTTTTATATAAGATCATCTTATATAAAATGACCGACCGTTCTGATGACTCCGTTTCTCAAGACCGCATTCCAAACCTCATTAAAATTGGTGAAATTCCCAGTTCCTATGGACAGGTTTTACAGACCGATATTATTGATCCAGTAACTTTCACCCAGTCTCGTTGCCGATTCACTATGAATCGTGTTGCAGGTTTCCTTCATTCTGATTCTAAAATTACATTAGGCGTTGTTCCTGTTGGAAATGGTGCCGCATTCTATCCGGTAAATATTGGTATCGCATCGCTAATTAAGTCGGCAACTCTGAGAATCGGTTCTCAGACAGTCTGCACTACTGAGGATTTTGGACAGTTTCACGCCTATCAGTCTCTATTTACCTCGAACGAAGATAACAAAGAACGTGAACAGTATTTAAGTCAGCGTCTTATGAATCATGGAATGGTTTATGATAGTGGTGACCCTAGTGCTTCGGTTGCCGGAACCCCGGTCCCAGGCTCGGCCACAAGTGCTCCCAAATACGGCCTTGACACAGGTCGCAATGCTACTGTTGATCGGACCAATGGTTTGGGAAATACTTTCGTTTTCCCTTTCCAGAATCACGATGCGGGGTCAGCTCAGACTATTTCTGAAGCACCTGTTTATTCTATCTATTTATCGGATTTATTTAGTTTCCTAAAGACCAATCAGTTGCCAGCTTTCATGATCGAGCAAGAAATTCACATTGACCTTGAGTTTGTTGATGCTACGACTTCTCTTGGTGGGTCAGTCCAGTCTCAGCGTATGTGTGTCCGTCAGGGTCAAGCTGCTCCGGAAGCAGTCTACACTATCAATGAGTTAGAATGTAAACTTGTTTATGATAGTATTTCCTACGATGGTGAGGTTATGCGTCAGTTTGCGGAACAGAATAAAGAGATTTCTTTCCAGTATGTTGATTATCGTTTAGCCAAGCGGACGGGTGTAGTTGATGTTGGGACTACGACGGATGCCTTTGGGTCGCTCACCTTCCCTGTTGGCGGAAATGGTCGCCTTGTTTCTAAGGTATTCTTCGGGCTTCAGGATGATACTAACTTTGTCGCTCAATCCCTTCTGAATGGGTATGTATCTAAGTCGGCTGACAGAACCGTTGGCTCGGGTAAAACGACTATCAATCTGAGGTACAATGACAGATATGAATTCTCTTCTGACCGCTCCAATGAGGCTCTCCTGTTCCACACTACGCAGACGGGTGAGGGTATGGTTCCCATGGTTTCCAAGGATGAATATGGTGACCCTGCTGTAACTAACCTAACGGCAGATACATTTGAGGGTCACGCCCAGAGTGGTGAGGCGGATGGTCTTGGTCGTAATTTCAACTGGATAGCGATCCGCCCGAACCGTGCTGAACGTATCAACAACAAGGGAATGGACCTTGAGTTCGACAAGGACCTAGCTGACGGGACCTACACTCTCCGGTGCTATCTTGAGATACTTAAGGTGGCGACTATCAGTGGGGGCCAATTTTCTTGCTATTTCGCTTAAATTTATATTTTGATTATTAATTCATTAAAATTAAAATAAACCATATCATAAATGAAGTGGATTATGGATTTGATTGAGGAATGTTTCTCAAAAAAATGGAAAAAAAAATATGAAGATGAGAGAGCTAAATATATACAATTAAAAAATTGGACTGAAAAATTACTTTTATCAAATGATGAATTACTGAAAAAAATACACAACTAATCTTTTTATTAATCTCAATTTAAATTTAAATTGTTTGTTTAAATAAATGGATGAACCGAAGGTATACTTTGATGAACTAAAAGAAGAGATGGATAGTATGATGAAACGGATGGATAATATGGCGAAAGATATGGAGAAGATGGCGATATGGGTAAAAAGACAAGAACTAAAATATATTGATAGTGATGAAGAATAATCTTTTTTTATTAGTTTTTCATTTTAAATTAAAATATAGTTTGATTATATAAATGAAAATTAAAGTTGAGAATCCTATGGAAGATATTAAGAAAGCTCGCCCAACACTCAAACCAAATACCGTTAGACAATATGAGATTAACCTGAACAAATTAAAGAAGATATTTGAAACAGATAATTATGACTTTTTATCAGATCCTGATGAGGTAATGGAAAAGATAGGATATCTTCATTACACTAGTCAGCGTAATATGTTAAACGCAGTTATTGTTTTACTCATGGCGTTAAATACCGATAATAAGTATGATGAACTCTTAAAAAAATACGGTGATAAAAGAGACGAATTTAATTCGGATTACATTGAGTCTCAAAAGGATGGTGTGATATCTGAGAAGCAGGCCCCAAATTTCACAACGACGGAAGAGTTATTTAAGATGATAAATCGTATGGGTGACGATTTAAAACCTATCAAAAAAAAAGATTCAGAAAAATTAACAATCAAGGATAAAGCATTGCTTCAGGCCTTTATTTTATTCAATATTTATTCACGTTTACCTTTTCGCAATGATGTTGCAGGTATGATAGCAATTAATAAACGGGCGTATAATAAATTATCAAAGGAAGACAAGGAAAATGACAATTATCTCGTTGTTGATAAAAATAACATGTTCTTCGTCTTGAATAAATTTAAGACATCAGCAAAATATGAGGAAATTAAGGTGGATATTCCACCGGACTTAAAGAAGGTTCTGAGATATTATCTCAAGGTGAATGGTATGGGAATTCTATTTACTGGGACAAACGGTAAGGCAATTAGTCGTAACGGCATCACTCAACTTTTAACCAGATATTCTATGAAATATATGGATGGTAAAAAAATATCTACTACGATTCTTCGTAAGGTATATCTCTCATCGAAATATTCAAAGATAAAGGATGAGATGAAGGCTGATGCAAAAATGATGGGAAATTCGGTTTCTACTCAACAATCGGTATATGTTAAAAATGCCGAGTAATTAATCAAATAGAGTAATGTCTATTTTTAATAAACTACAATTATCCCGATATTTGCTACCACCAAATGACCGCTCATAGTCTCTATATTTTTTATTGTAGATTTTCGCTTTATCTTTATTTTTGTCAGCATATATTTTGTTGTAATTCACTCGTTTATCTTTGTTGTTTTGATTCCAATCATGAACTTTTTTGATGATTAGTTCTTTATTTTTTTCATAATATTTTTTATTAGATACTGATAGTTTAATTTTATTACGCCCTTTGGCGTTGTGATGATTAATACAGACAATAGAATCCATCCAATGTTGCTCTCTCGATAATAATTGATCGCGTGATTCACATGGAAACGCCTCAATTAAGATAATTTTAAAATCTTCGTTTTTAAAAATGTCAAATGATCTCACATAAGAGGTTTTTTTTCCGTTAATCCAACGTTTGTAATCTGCCCTATGACCTGACAGTCGTCTAGCGAGTGTTGGTTCAGCAGTTGAGCCGACGTAAATATTTCCGTTAGTGTTGTCGATAATTTTATAGATTTTTCCTAATTCATAATTTACCATTTTAATACTTTTATATACTGTTTTATATTTTTATTCTTTTAAATACTTTACTCAATTCATCCATGAGTATTTTACTTTCCCATAGCCTTTGTAATCTCTTCTGGAACTCCGCCATACTTCCCCCAGCTTGATAATTTCCCGTCCAGTAGCCACCCTGCCTGCTGTGTGTTTAGTTTTCTAAAGTTAAATTTAGTATAGATATCAGCCAGTATACCGAATACTATCTTCCCATATTTCTCTTTCTCTCTGATATATAAAGGTTTTCTCGCTCCCTTTGTTCTCTTAATCGGGTTTCCTTCTTTGTCTTTTAGAGTTGATTTTAATTCGTCTGCCTTTTTAATCCATTCTACGACGATTGGTACTACGTCTTTTAAGACTAAAGGAACTATTTTACTTTCAAAGATCTTATTATTTTCGGCTTGTTCGCTGGCTCTCTTCTCGTCTACCTTCTCTTGCTTTGTTTTCTTTTGCGCTGGTGCTGGTGCTGGTGCTGGTGCTGGTGCTGGTGCTGGCGCAGGTGCTGGCGCTGATTTTTCTTTACCGATTTTAGATTCTATCTTTCTCATTTCTTTTAAGAAATTTCTAAGGTCAGTCATGTATGTCACGTCTTTCTCAACTCTGACACGACTTTTAACACTATCTAAAATAGGTTTTGCCTGTGATAATAATTCTTTATCTCCGCTTGCTTTAATTCTACGATAGCTGATTATGGTTTCGTCTTTGATTTTCTTAGCTTTATTATCGTCTTCTTTACTGGCCGCGTTAAATTCAGGGAGTTCTTTTTCTATTTTCGCGGTCTGTTCCCCTTGCACTTTTGTTAATCTACCTTTTAATTTTCGGGGTGGTGCTGGTTCAGGTGTTGGTTTCGGTGCTTCTTTGTTCGGTTTATCCGGTTTCTTAACCTTGATACCCTTTGATGGTTTCGATACTGGCGCTTCCTTCTTAGCTTTCTTCTTAGCGATTACACGCTGAAGAGCCGCGCCTTGCTTCACACCTTCCGCCTTGATTTTATCTTCTTTCTCTTTTGTGTCTGTGGCCTTCTTCACTTTCTTATCTGCTGTCGTCTTCTTCTGTTCTTCAGTCTTCGGCTTTGGTTTCGTAAGTACCTTCGCTGTTCCAAGTGAAATAGATTTCCCACGATTTGGAGATTTATCAATCAGTCTTTCGTTTTTGTGATCTACTTCGAATTTGTTTTTCTTAAGAAACGCGATCAGTCCATCCCGATCTAATTTCGGTGGAAGTTTAATTTTCACAACTATATTGTGAGCACGTATTAACTTACGAATTTCGGCCACTGTTAATTCGCCTTCGGGGGTTTTTTGTTTCGGAGGCATTTATATATTACATGGAAAAAAAACACAATTATGAAATTAATTAATATTCTTTAAGTCCTCGGGTTTTAAGTTAAAAGCATAAAATTAATATCTAATAACTTATATAAATGTATTTCGATAAAACACATTCCAAAAAAGATATCATAACTATTTTTAAATCTCTATCAGTTTCTGTTGATAAAAAATTAAACAAAAGAGAAATCATAGAATTATTTGATGAGATAGTTAAGAATGTAATTTATACGAAGGACATTTCGAATCTAACAGAACTGATTAAATTCTTTAATGAACCTACCAAAAATAAAAAATTACCTATAGACGAGAGAAGCTTGATAATGATGAAATCAAAAAAGATAATAAAATATTGTACAAATCATTATTATCTTGAGAGTGCGGGATATCAGTGTCATGATGAAGTATTTGGTGATTGTGTTTTGATCCATCAGTATGGTGGAATTCCATCTGTTAGACGTGCATGTATGTTGTTTAATAAAAGTCCCCATGACGATAGAAAGATTCAGCCCATCATTCCAAAAGATGTTCAAGATGAATTGAATGAAAAAAGGAAAATCAAAAGGACATATATCAAAGGAATGACCAGCAAATCCGGGATTTTTGAATTGACATTCGATTGATTTATACTTAAGTTAAAACCCGATAATAAAAATATATTATATATATATAGATGGCTGGATTTCACACAAAGACATTTTTAAAAAATGATGATTACATGACACCAAAATATGCTTGGGAAAACATACAGCAATATATACCAAAAGACAAAGTTATTTGGGAGGCATTTATGGGTGATGGTAAATCAGGTAAATACCTAGAGGAGCTTGGATATGAAGTCATTCATAATGATAATGATTTTTTCGAATCAAATGAAGGAGATGTATTAGTAAGCAATCCACCTTTCTCAAAGTGTAAGGAAATAATGCCGAGATTAAAAGAATTAGATAAACCTTTTATTTTGATACTTCCATCATCAAAAATCAATACTCAATATTTTAAGTTATTCATGAATGAAATACAATTAATCATACCAAGGAAGAGAATCCAATTTGTTAAAGATGGAAATGAATTACAAAACAAATGTAATTTCGATTGCTTCTATTATTGCTACAAAATGAATTTACCGAGAGACATTATTTGGTTAGAATAATTCGCTTAATATTTAAAATTATTATCTAAATACCTATTATAAAATGGATAACTGTCAAGAAATTATTAAGTTAAAAGAAGAGATAGATAAACTAAAAAATGAATTACAACGCTGTAATTTTGAGCGTGTAGAAGAGATGGATATGGTCGATGAATTAATATATATTCTCAAAGGTATTGGGAGGCGAGACCTTTGTAATGTTGTTGATACAGTTGATATTAATGGGGAACGTTATCACGAGTATTAAGATAAGAATAAATTATCGTCTTGTTAGAAACACTGTTTTTAATGTAGATAATCAAGAATTATGTATAAAAACACCATAATAATCTAAGATTATGTTAAAAAACACTGTTTTTGGGGTATTTAAAGAATAAATTTATAAATTTATTCTTTTAAGTGCTAAAAATACCTCTTTTTTGACACAATTCCAGATTATCTACCTATATTCGACCATTATTTTAGATTAAAGTGTCATTTTTTATCGAAATATACATTATAAGTATTCTATAGTAATATACTCTTGTCTAATATTTTATTATCTGACTAAAAGTGACACTTTATAATTATTTCTTTTTTGTTTTAGATGAATATCCCTGAAAAATATCCTTCGGTTTAATATCATCTTTCTTAGGTTCCTTTATCTTCAGCTGAATCTGACCGCGTTCATGTTTTTTTTGAGGAGGAATTTTAAGAACTGTCTTCGCTTTCTTCGCCATAGTATTTTAATACATATATATATTTTTTATTTAATTTTTTTTTTATAATTTTTATATAAGATCATCTTATATAAAATGAGTTTAGTTATCACTTCGAATATTCCTAAGGATGATGATTTACGTCCCGATACGTCCAATACATTCAAACCTTACTCGTACCAGAACCGCCTTCTGAATACAATGAAAATTCCACCTATGAGCGAAATTGCATTAGAATCATGTAAAATTACTAAAAATGGTCTTCTCTCTGTTAGTGCTGAGAATGCTAATTTTTCATCCTTCTTTGGCCCAACACCTGACACAGACCTTGATAGTTCCACGACACAACCGACCTTCGGGATATCAGGTCCCGAAGACACTTTTGTCGGAGGCGGACGGGTTGAACGTAACCCCACTGACTTCGCACGTGATATCACGACTGGGCTGGGTTCAGCGGTATATCATCCTGCTCTGGTCACTGGTGTCGGCACGTCTGGGGTTAAGGTGACGGTGGAAAAAGATCCAACAGATAATGGTTTTAAAGGATTCAAATGGAGTTCGACGCAGAACGCGGCGATCACTACAAAAACAACGGATTTTACTTGGCAAGATATTTCATATGATCAGAGTTCTGCAGCTACAATTTCCGGTGGGGCGAAAAACAATATATTAACCGCTACAACTGCTAACGGTTTTTACCTTCAAAATCGTCAATTACCTATTTCACAACATGAAGGAACTTGTGTATGTGAATTTGCTTATGCGACCGGATCAACGCAGAGATGGATGATAGGACTATCAAGAATCAATACAGATAAAGGTGAGGACTCTGGTTATAAACCCGATTCATATAACGTCGGGTACGGAAATGGACAAGCTTTCAGGGGAGCAATCGGAGGAGGAGCGGGACGGGGTATGTTCTACGATATAGTCGTCGCAAAGGTCGGAGATACTTTAAGAGTTTTTCAAGCTCAAACTGTTACGAATTCCGCAGCAATCACAAACGGAACTAGACAAGGGTCTGATTTAATTATGAAGGAAATAATCTATTGGGGAGCAGCGTTCGGAGCATCTCCTTTTAATAAAGGGACACCGTATGATGTAACGGCAAATACTGCGAATTTCACGAAAGTTAGATTTACCCTGAGTAACGAACACATCTCAATCCATCTTTGGGACGCTGGGGGGTTCACATGGCAACTCCTGATTGATAATATCGTAACAAAGGCAGCAGGAGCCACACAAAAAAATAATCTCACATTACCGAGAACCGCGTCTCAATGGAATATGTATCCAACGTTACACGCTCGAGGAAGTGGTGCCTATTTGACACTGGAATCGATTGATCACTACGACGCTCAACCCGTCTATGACCCACTCACATATACAAAAAGTAACTGGTGGGGACAGCTTGAGGCAAGTGGTCTTACACGCTGGGCATCTGAAATAGATGTCAGACCTTGGAATGATTTCTCCAGCGCTGTTGAGCTTGTTCCAAAATTAGCACAATCTGGAACCGGAGAAATGGCGGGTTATGTATTTTCTATTATCATGTCGCCGTCTGATATTTACGGTCGCCAGATAACTCAAGGTTTAAATACGTCAAGAATCTACGGTTTCGGTGGTATAAATGTAGCCTCTCCAATCGCAGCAAATATTACTAACTTGACCCAATTCTTTGTATCTTCGGATATTCCAAATATTATATCTACTTCCAGTCTGTTTGTGAGACTCAATAATTTCACACAGCAATCCATCAACGCTAGGCAAGGAACTGTATCTAAAATTATCGCTCATCTTCCGAGGTTCGATAATGCAGGAAATGAAACCGGTGGATTGTTTTTCCAACCCGGTGAAAAAACATATGTCGCTCTCAACAACCCTGACACTCTTTACGTGAATTCTTTTGACGTTGATTACGTGTATGATAACGAGACATTATGCAAAGCGATTACCGGTAAATCAATCACCGTGTTCCATATCCGCCAGCAGCGATAAATTGGCCGGCCTACACTCTCTTTTTAAGAGAGATTCTAAATAAAATAAAAGTAAAAAATATGAATTATTTTGGGGTCCGAGGCCGGCCAATTTAAGCCAAACAATGGAAACCATCTTTATCTACAGAAAAATTTAATTCTTCGTCTGAAGCTGACCCTTCATCGTCGCTTAACTGTTCGTTTTCTAATACCTCTTCTGATGGAGAAAAATCCTCATCAATTGAAATAAATGCCTTAAATTCTTGGATTAAATCCGGTCGCCCACATTTAGCCAATGCTGATACAATTTCTTCATATGTTGTTTGATCCATTACTTGACTTAATTTAGATAATAATTTTGGTATAATAAACGCGAAAATTAATTATGGTTTAGGTTCCGGTTCAGGTTCGGGTTCCGGTACAACGCAATTCTTTTCTCTTGCTTCGAGAATTGTTTTTTCACATGTCTTGTACGGCATTCCACTATACATTAATTCGATGAAACATTCATTCTCATCATCCGATAATTTATGTTGTTCGAAAAACACATTATATTTCTCGCATTCGGTATCTGTAAAATCACCCATTTTGTATATAAATAGAACACATAAAAAAAACTAAATCAAATTTTAATTAATTTTTTTTATTTCCTTTCTCAGCATCTTTCAATATCTGAGCTATGATTCCTTGTGGTGTTGTTTTACCTCGTTCAATTTTATAGATAACAGCACTTGTTAAATTGATATTTGCATATGTTCCATCACTGTCGCAAACTGACGTCGTAATGTCACTTAACATCTGAGGTTTAGTCACAGTGAATATAAGGGAACTTGGATTACCAAGAAAATAGTCATTCTGAGCGGAGTATTTGTCTATAATTGAAATTATAGGCAGATTAGCGCCTGTTGGATTTCCGCCGATCGCTGTTTGACCTTCTAAGAGAGATGATCTAACTGTGTAATAAGGTTTCAATACTGCTTTAGATAACGAACCCGCTGGAATTGAAATTGATTGCGTTCTAACTATTGATTCAGGATAATATGTTTTCCACTCTTCAGTATATAACCATGTCGTATGAGGAGCGACAGGGTCGCTCTTAACTGCCGCCAAACCTTTAACAAATGGTAAACTTGTCGAATACATAGGAGCACCGAAATCATTCAGAACATACGCTTTGTTATCTGAAGCAACTATCTCAGAGTTTGTCGTAGGACGATATAGTTGGGTCAAATTATCATTATTTACCCTTTGATTTAATACATTATTTTTTGTTGGTTTTGATGAAACTTCATTATAATTAAATCCTAAAATGTCCCACATTCCGGATGCCCAATTATTTTCACTATATCCGAAATCATCTATATATATTCCACCATGAGAATCAAATATCTCAAAAGGTTCAATGTTTGTATTATCTGCCTCGAAGAAAGCATTGTTTTCAGTATCAGCATTTTTAGGTATCAAGGGATAAGCCAAATTTGAATATCTCGCATTCTTTCTCACGTAAGGTTTGAATGTTGGTGAATATCCAAAATCAGGCGGTCTTGGATTAATTTTATAGACAGTATCCCCAGCATTAGGGTCTTGGGCCTCTGGAACTATCGGAATAGCATCAGTCAAGGCGTCGCTTGTAATTTGAGTTTGACTCGTTCCGGAATAGAAATTATTATTCGAATTATTACCTGTATGAAGTCTTTTAAATTCGAATCTATTGTTAATTCCATTATAATCAACAATTGGATTATTTGCTCCCATATATGTCTGCGTCATATACAGATTGATATCGAGATAATTAGCGTCACCTACATTCTTAATTTTTGTTGTATTCTGACCGACTGATTTGAGAGCGGCGCCTACATTGTAAAGTGTTCCGGCATCAGTTGTTGTATACCCAGAAAAAGGTGAAATCATACAAGTTGAGAAAGCAGTGGAATGCGAATCAAATCCAATTCGTCTTGTCTTTTCAATCTCTGAACTATCGAATAAATTGGTCGGAATACCACCTGCCCTATCAGGTCTTATACGAATAAATACTTCGTCAAATTCTACACCTGCTGCAGTGTAATTTTTAACTAGAACAGGTTGAGCGAATCCATAACTATATTGATTTGAACCCGGACCTATACTCGATAACGGGTCTATATAATTATCTCTCTGAGATTCATCCCAATCTATGAATAAAGCATTCGATGCTTTATTATATGATACATCAAGCATGTTTTCTGAACCGAATTCAGGATTTTCACCTGACACTCCCGCCTGTGAAGGATATTGATTAATATGTACAAATCGTGATGTTTCATACGCTACTAACTCAGTTGGTCGCAGTTGTCCGGTTGCTAAATTATAATTAACAGTCAATTCTACATCATTCCATAATTCAGGATATAAGGCTTGAGCGTCGAAAAAATCACGAATCAATCCTAAGTTTTCTTTAGTATATCTTATATTTGTATTCATATAAGCATATGTGTTTTCACCCGCCACACCCTCATATATCGGTTCTAAAACTTGAAATCCATCAAAGAAATTTTCCACTTGGGGATTGGCGACAATAGTGTGACCGGGACCTACGTAAACGCGGACCTCTGCTTGGTTGGGAGCTTGCTTGGCTAACGTTATACCGGTTTCATATATCTCAGGTCGTTTGATCGCCATAAAAGCATGGGAACTTATCCAATCAATGCTCTCTTGAGTCGCTGTTGCGTATGTTGCGGGAAATACCCCATCTTTATAATAGTCAAATGCACTTTTAGAATTTTGATATGTATTTTGACAATTAATCGGTTTATAAGTTTTAGATGAAACAGTATGCGTTATTGTTTGTAAATAACCACTAGAATCATATGCCTCAAATGAAATAGGTGTTTCGGTTTGATTTAATTGTTTTGACAATTGCTCGGCTACTGCCGTCGGTGTATTAAATCCTTTTGAAACAGTTAAATCAACTCTTTCTCTTACTCTAAGATATTCGAATTCACTAATATGCCCGAATAGGTTAGATTTTGGATATTGTTTAGTGAAATTCATATCATCATCAGCATCTGTCCCATCCCAGATGTTTTCATTCTTGACATATACGACAGTCGGTTTTACGAATAACGTATATCTTTCATTTTTTATCTTTTGTTTAAACATGAATTCCCTATGATTTTGTTCTGGTGTAACGGTCGCAAAGGGTCTCATATCAGCATTACATATCATATTTTCATTGATTGTGTAATATGCTGCCCCAGCAACATCACCGTCATCAAGCGTATATACTTCTTGAGGGTCTACTATAGGATTAGTTAATTTTTCCATTTGTGAGAACCGTCTCGGTTGACATATATAATTTGGATATTCAGACGTTGTGAAATAGTATCCCAATATCATGGGAGCTGAATTATCAACTAAAGGAACCGTCTCATCTGTTTTTAAAACGGTTTTGATTCCACGATAATAACCGAGACGATATGCCGGATCTGATTGGCCTCCACCTGTTGGTAGTGGAACATTATTATATGAAATATATTGGATATCTGTATAGGGTGAAATTGTATTTAATCCTGTTGCCCTTCCCTTAAACTCAATCGTATTTGCATTACCGGCACCAACTTCAGAAACAAATGCTCGTTCTACCGAAACTGTATCGCCTACATTTAATTTTACAGTCTGTTGTAAAGTATTTTTCCAAACGGCAGGATTTGAATCATTCCCGCTCCTTGCTTCGACTGAAGCACTTCGATTACAATTAATTAGTTGTATATCAGTGTAATTAGACATACGTAGTATTTGTAATAGAATATAAAATAAATATAAAAAATAAACTTACTAAATTTAATAAACTCCACGGATTTTTAACATGTGAACTTTATCAGGATATT